TCACCTTATATTTGTTATTTTAAGTTTTAGTGATCAACTTCGCTGACCACCGCCAAAAGTTACTTTGCTTGATCTCTGAGGCGTTAGCATCGGAGAACTAGGATCTGATTCCTTCATTAGATCATTGTCCACAGCATCTTGCTGGGTTTTGGCACGTTGGGCATAGTAGGAGTTCCTTTCCTCACGTGTTTCATTTGGAATCTTAGCCAATAGCAAACCACCTCGTGCAACAACTCCTGAATGTCTGCCTTGTTGTAAAGTATCAAAACGATCTTGGTCAGATTCATGTAACTCTTCTGATCTTACTAGGTCGAAACCTTCGCTTAATCTAGAAGTTACGTTCTTACGATCTTCTTGTCCTACAATTTCAGCTCTAATCCACCTGTAAGTATAACCTTCAGGTGCAGGAGGAGTATCCAACGTAGATGGTGGGCTCCATGGTTTGCGAGCAACTTTATTAGCTCGAGTGTCGGCAGAACGCGGGGTTCTGTTTAAATCTGTGTTATCTTTTTCTGTCATAACTATTACCTTTTAACATATTTTGCGTACTCTGTTAAGGGTACGTTTAATCTTTTTGCCATTTGTACCTCTGCTGGCGACAACTTAACTTGTCTTTTCGAGCTAGTATTACCAGCTACTCTGCCTGCTGAGGCTACCTTTTGTTGAGGCTTCGATTGGTTAGAAGGCTCTTCAAACTTGTGTGGAAACTCTGTACGTAATCTTTTATCTACTTCATTGTAGTAGTCATTAGTCTTAGGGTCAAAACCTTCTTGAACTAACTTCTGATCTATAGAAAAAGCAGCAAGAGTCATAATCTCATCTTCACCAAACCAAGAATTGTTTTCTACCCATTTTTCTTGTTTTTCATCTAACTTTGGTGGTGCTTGATATTGTGGCGTTGGTTGTTGAACATTTTGTTGCATTTGACCATTCATTTGCACTGGTTGTTCTGTTACAGGTTGTTGTAACGCCATTTTAGATGTATTAACTTTGTTTTCTTCTACAGCTATTTTTGCTAAAACATCTTGTGCTTTTGCAACTTTATCATAGTCTTGTACTTCATGAGCTGACTTCAATGCAGACATAGCTTGTTGTTTTTGAGACTTGAGTCTGTTTTCTGCTTCCATTAGATATGATCTATCTAAGTTAGAACTTTTTGTTTTTAAATGTTGGTTTTCAACAGCCGTTCTTTTTGCATACTCGTAAGCAGATTCTTGACCTCTCTCTGCTTCTCTAAGTTTTCTAGTAAGGTTGTTTATTCTTTTTTGTACGCTTTTAGAATAATCTTCAAGTTCTTCTTCTTTCTTTTCTTCTGGTGCTTCAGAAACATCTTCTAATACTTGTTCAGCTTCACTATCAACTGACTCCATAGGAATTTGCGTTTTAGGCTTTTCTTCCTCTATAGGATCTATTTCGACAATTTCGCCTTCTTCTATTTGTGTTTCTTCTATTACTTTTGCGTTTTCTTCTGACATTTTATCTCCTTATACTGCAAGAATATCATCTGGATCAAGTATGGTGGCTATCACTTCATCATCGTTAATGATTCTGCATTCAGACTCATCACCTAACTTGAAACGAGCACCAGCATATCTGCCAATTAATACCCATTGTTTTTCCTGACACCATGGTTTAGCAAACTTATTTGCATCTGCATAGCAGTCAGGGCCCATTTTTACCACATAGCCAACTACAGTAGCTAGAGATTCTCTATCTACAGTTGATTGTACTAAATGGATACCACCTTCTGTAACTGCTTTACCTTTGTAAGGCAGTATTAAAATACGCCAACCTGTTGGTTGAGGCATACGATCTAAAAAAGTTTGTTCTAATAAAGTGGGATCTAACACACGTGCAGACTCTGAGACATAGGCCGCATTTTCTTCTGCATCTGGAGTTGGAGTTTCTTGTTGTTCTTTTGGTTGTTCTTTTGGTTTTTGCTCTGATTCTATGGCTTTAGCTACATGATCAGGTATGTGGATCTTCGTCATCTTGTTGTATTTTTCCTAGCAGTTCCCTAAAAATATTTTCTGCATCAGCTAGAGAACTGTAACGCCCACGCAAAAATTCATACTGAGAGAAGTCTTTACATCCAGATAACATAGCATCCTTAGTATCTTCTCTTCTAGCTTCAAGTTCTTTTAAAAACTTTTCAGCAAGCCAAATTGACGACATTAATAAATGCCGGAAAACTTACCACCAAATTCAGCAGCACCCATACCTCTAGCCTTGCCTTTGCCTGTACCAGGCGTAGCTTTTGTGCTAGTTGCAAAAGTACCTGCTTTAGTTTTTGTAGGCGCACTGCCTTTGTTACTATAGCTGTTTTTATTTTTTAATACTTTGGGTGTTTTCTGTTGACTTATGTCTGTTCTTTTATACATGTGTTTTATTATGTTGTGTGCTTTTTAAATTTGCAAGTTTTATTTTTGGTTTTGCATTTCTAATAATTTAAAGCGCGCTTGCTGTTCTAGTCTTGCTCTTGCAGTTTCATCTCTTAAATCTGCTATATCTTCCATAGATTCTATTCTTTCTTTATCTACGTTGACTCTTCTTTGAGCATCTAATGCTTTACGTTTTTCTTCTTGTAAGAACTGTTGTTGCTCCATAGATAACTCTTGACCTTTGAGTGCAAGTTCTTGTTTTCTTATTGAGACTAGTGGATCTTCATCACTTGGATCTGCAACCTTCTGACTATATTCTGTAACAAGCTCTGCCATAATTGGAGCTGAGAATTGAGCAAGTATATCGCCTGCTTGTTGTACCATTTGCTGACCCTCTGCTGGATTTGCTTGTTGGGCTTGTTGTTGCAACTGTTGAAATTGTTGCATAGCTTCTGGTGGCATTTGTTGTTCAGCCAAGCTGTCTGCTTTCATTTGCAAATGTTGCATAATATGTGAATGTATTAAAGCTTGCACTTGTGCATTCATTTGCACTGGTGGCGTATTAAGTATAGCCATGTGTGTTGCTATATGAGCATCATGGTTTTGTTGAGCAAAAGCCTGAGCTTGTTGACCTAGTAAAAGTTTGTTGTTTTCAAAACCTGCTTCTAGCGGACTTGGCTCTGTTGGGGGCGGAGGTGTTAATATTTTTTCTATATTATCTACACCTATGGCCGCATACATTCTTTTATATGACTCATATACACCATTAGGTCCATGAACTTCTGGATTTGATTGCACTAACTGCATCATTTCTTGAGCCATAGCAATTCTTTGAGATTGACTAAATACATCTGGATTAGATATAGGAATTATATCTACCCTTTCATCAAAGTCTTGTAACTTTATTTGTGCATTACCGCCAGCAATATTGTAAGGATACTCTGGTGGCAGGTACTCTTTAAAAACTTGTGCTAATAGTTTAAATTCTTTCTTCTGTGAATTATGTAGTCTTTTGTGTATAGCAGATAATACTTTAGTAGATCTTTCAAGTAGTGCTAAAGTTGTGCCTACAGGCGCATTAGGATTACCTTGCCCTGTATTGATCTCAGCAATGGACGCAAACTTCTTACCACCGTCTACTAAAATACCTAATAAATTAAGCAAGGTGCCACTAGGTTCTTTAAAAGGTAATGGCTGGATTGATTCTCTTAATGATCCACCTGGAGCATCAACATCTCTAAACTCGCCCGGTTGTATTGGCGTATCTTCATCTCTAATCCTAATACCACGAGTTTTAAAACCAGCAGGTAGATTAGCTAGAGTACCAGCATCTATAAGTTGTCTTAGTATTGATGTAGAAGCTTTGGATAAACCACCTATCATGTGTGTTAAGCCAAACCCATAAAAACCTAACCCAGGTAAAAACTTAAAGTGAACAAAGTATTCTATTTTATTCTTTAGTGGATCTTCTTCTTGAAAGTTTCTACGAATAGACAGTATTTCAGTAGAGTTAGCGTCAATAGTAACTATGTAAGGCAGTTTAACGCCTGTTATTTCACCAGACTCATCCATATCTTCAAAGCCATCTAGCTCTAAATTACAATGAACTTCGTAAAGTATTGATACTTCACCGTCATCATAGCTTGGCTCCATACCAGATAGTTTGTCTATTTCTTCTTTAACATCAGATGAAATAGAAGCATCATCACCATAGTCTATATCTATCTTACGGTAGAACCCTAGAGCCTGTAGTTTTCTAACTTCGTTCTCTGGCATCTTTATTACATTAGTAATTCTAGGACATGATTCTAAATCTGTAGTGTAGTAAGGAACTATAAGATCTTCTGGTGCTACAAACTTAGAGACAGCTCTACCTATGGCTTCGTCATAGTAAACTTTCTTAAATGCAGACCCTGCAAGTGGCAGGTAAAATAACATCTGATCTAACTCTTCATCAAACTCTTCCATGACATGAGTAATCTGATAGTTCATAAAATCTTTTACTCTTTGTGCTTGTTCTTCTACAGCAGAGTCATAGGCACCAATAACTTGTGTTTTGACTGGGCCACCAGATGGTAGTAATTCTTTATATGCTTGTGCTTGGAAGGTAGTTACAGCCTCACCTAATAATGGGTGTATAACTCCAGATGCACCTGCAAAAGGTTCAGATCTTTCATCGTCTACCTTCATGCCTAAATACTTTAATCCATCTGTGTAGGTATGTTCCCAGTCTTCACGAGATGATTTATCTTTTTCTATACCATCTACAAGTTCGTTAGCAATCTTGTTTAGATCACTATCATCCATAGATTCAGCTAAGTTTTCATCAAAGCCAGTGCTAATTGGTTCTTGCATGCTAGATTCTAGAATTGCACTACCATCGTCTTGCATAACAAAATCATCCATACCAGCTTGCTCTATGGCTGCAAGCGCTACTTCCATACCTTCATCACCTAAAGGCATTTGATTTTCTTCGTTTAGGATTGTTGGATTAATATCTTTTTCTATTGCCATTAATAATATACCCTTCTAACTGGTGCTTTTGCTACATCTGAGAAATCATCATCAAGAGAGACTAAGCCGCCTTCTCTGAATCTCATAAGAGCTTGGGTCATAGTATCACACAAATCATCATTTTTACCAAAAGGGAATGCAGCACATTCTTCTATCATTTCTTCGGCAAACTTTTTTTCTGGAGCATAGACTAATTCAGATTCAAAGATAGGAGCGACTGAATGCATACGAGTAGATTTATCGTGTCCTCTAGTTGGAGAGTAATTAACTACAGGTATGCCTAACCTTCTAAGTTCATGTGTTAAAGGAGTTCCAGAAGCTTTTGCCTCAATCAAGGTCATATCAGGCTCCCAGTATTTATATTCGTTATAAGCTATGCGTTTTAGTTCTGGGAAGTCCCAGCGTCCCTTTTGTGCATCTAGCAAAATAATACAATCGGGTGAATCAGGCGTAGGTCTAAAGATACCCCATGTAGATATAGCTGAGTAGTCAGCGTTCTCTTTTTTAGAAAAGGCAGTATCGTAGCTTTGTATAATATAACTAACAGGTGGCAATGATTCACCTTCCCATATATTCCACCACTCGCGTTTAACAATAGATCCTTCTTCGGAGGTTGGAGTTTGCATCCACTGTGCATTCCATTTTTGCACTGGTAGTGATGCTTTAACTTTATTCAATTCTTCTATAGCCCAAAACTCAGGCCATAAAGCATTGTTGGTTTCAGGAAAGATAGCAGGAAACTCTACTATATCCCATTGATCTGCAGCATCTTCCTTTTGTGCATCTAAGAGTTTGGCAGTTAGATCTATCGAACTCCATCTTGTCATAACTAAAATAATGGCTCCGCCAGGCTGTAAACGCTGTCTAGGCCCTGATGTGTACCAATCCCAACAGGATTCTAAAGCACTAGGGCTCAAAGCATCTTGCTCTGAGTGTGGATCATCAATAATTAAAAGATCAGCACCACGACCTGTAATAGCACCACCCACACCAGCAGCGAAGTATTCGCCACCTTTGTTGGTTTCCCAACGACCTGCTGACTTAGAATCAGCTTGTAGTTCTACTTTGGTAAAAATCCTCTTGTATTCATCAGTATCCATCATGTTTCTGACCTTACGACCAAATCGCACAGCAAGTTCACCGGTGTGAGTTGTTTGCATGATCTTACGATTAGGCTGTTTGCCCATAATCCAAGCAGGGAAATAGGTTGAACAGAACTCAGACTTGGTATGTCTAGGTGGCATATTGACGATTAAACGGTTGATTTTGCCACTAGCAACATCTTCTAGCTTTTGTGCAAAGATCTTATGGTGTCTGCCACAAATAAACTCTGGCCACATATACTCTACATACTTTAAAAAACTATCTTGGCAATCTTTTTGTATTTCTAGCAGTTGCAAACGTTCTTTTAGAACTAAGGTTTCTTTTATCTCTTGATCTGAAAGGTGAGCTAGGTTCATAATTCAGCTAACATTTTATCAATATCTACTGCGCCACCGTCTTTAAAAGCGT